AAATTGGTAGATACAGTTAAATGCTGTTGCATTTCCTGTATTCACAGTAAAGATTGTTGTTGCTGAACCTTGCACCGTCAAACTTGCACTTACTCCAGCAAGTCTGTGATATGTGCCAAACTCAACTTCTTCACCGTTAATCAGTGCATAGCATGCCTTATCGTTAAGTTTAACACGCGGCTGTACTAGATTGTCAACATCACTGCGTTCAAACATGTCACCAATGCTTACATTGTTGTCCCCATTGATTTGTATAACTGGAGCAGCAGCATTTCCTGCTCCTAAGTAATCGTTTGCCACGTCTAAGAATATATTGTATGCACTTACATTGTATGCAACTGCACCAACGCTAATACCTTCTTTGCCAATATTATCAAACAAGTTTTGCACAATGCGTACACCTTCAGGGCCACCATTGTCTGGCGTTCCTGTGCCTAGCATCACGCCTTGATACAAGTTTGTAAACTGTGAATTTTGAACAGTTACGCCTTGTATATTTTCGTCTGTAATAAGTCCGTATGTTAAAAAACTAAACTTACAGTTATTGAATTCTATTTGTTTACAGGTATTACTTACAGTACTATCAAAGCGCACCCCGGCAATATCGTCACCTGCGTTTGCAGGATTAGTGGCTAGATTGCCTTTAAAGTTACAGTTGCTAACACTTACACCCTCTGCTCTATCAATAAGCATCATGTCAACACCTGGCTCTAAACTGGTAAAGCTCATGCCACTTATTACTATATCTCTCGGAGCAGTAGCACTATTGGTTCCAATATTGACACCTGTTTGTTGTAAGCTATCAGCAGTTTGAATTACATATGCACCAAACGAACTGTCAGATCCTACATCCATTTCTAATATTGCACTGTCTGGACCGTCGCCCCACAGTTGCGCAAATGGTGGTACTGCAATTGGCGCTGTTATTCTGTACGTTCCTCCAGGAAAATAAAGACTGCGTCTAATAGTGGTGTTGGTTTGTATGCAAAACAGTTGAAACAATGCTCTGTTAATTGCATTAGTATCATCAGTTGATCCATCGCCAGTTGCACCAAAGTCGAGAACGCTAGCAAAGTTGTCCAGTTTTGCTTGCAGTGTTTGTGTTACTGGTGAACCTGTTGTATCTCCAGTTTGCACTGTGTATCCAGCATGCAGACCTTTATAGGTATAGCTAGTTCCAAGGCTTAAAATATCGCTGTACTGTGTTAGTACTTCTGTATTACCTACTGCTGGTGCGCCGTCTGCGAGCGTACCGTTACCAATGTAAAGTTTACGCTGATCGATTACCCAACCAAACTCTGCGCCTGCAAGCTGAGGTAGGTTCTCACTGAGGCCTTTACGGTTGGTAATACGGGATACTTGAACTATTGCCATCTTTTATCTAAACTCCGGAATCTAAGTGTATTTAGCTGCTTGTGTAGTATTGTTCAACTCTCTTCCACCATTGCTGCCGCCAATGTTCAAAATCATCACCTTCAACTACAAACTCCTGATACACAGGGTTGTTTTTGAGATGTCCTTGTTGATCAACCTCAGGTTTTACAGCCATAAGCACTACACCCTTGCGTATGTTTGTGCCATACACTTCATTGTGTGCTTCTGCATATGCGCACAGTTGCAGCTTGTAATCCTCAATCCATTCTTCTTTTTTGGGCTTGTTGCTTTGCTTAAAGTCCATGATTGCATGTTCACCGCTGTGTATTCCAACGCAGTCTGTTGTTCCAGCATATATGCCTGGAAAGTACATAGGAACTTCAACACCCCATACTTCGTCAACGTTGCACATGCCTTCACGTATCACAGTCTCAGCCATGGCATGGCTTTGCCAACTGAACGGATTATTGCCACGCTCTTTGATAGTTCCGTCAACACAATAATTTTCCAAGTAGGTGTGCATTCTTGTACCGCGGTTGGCTGCTTCTGTGGTAATTGCTTGCGCTTTTTGCTCTCCCACTCGTCGACGCCAGTTAGCAAGGGCTTCCATTTTTTCCTTGCTTTTGGTTTTATCAAGTATTGTGGTAACACTGGGCACAGGTGCACCAGTGGGTGTTTTATAATGCCGCTTACCGTCAATGTTGGTACGGGACAGAGATTTATATTGGAATTTTTCTATTAACATAATACTATTGTACAGGAATCACAACAGAAGTCAAGTAGTTTATGTAAGATCGTTAGCCGAATTTGCCATGCCAGCAACTGTGTCTTGTGCTTGGTCAACAGTCATAGTATCTGCCTCTGCATCGTTTTCGCCAGCACCACTAAGTATGATTTCGTCATCTGTTACATTGACAATTATATTCTTAAGGGGATCTTCGCTAGCCAGTGTACGCAGTTGTGTGTCTGTGATGTTCACACCCATATTGTGTGCCATACTGAGAAATGCATTGATAGGCACTGTTTTGTTGCTGTCAGTGTCGTCGGTGCGACCTAGCAGATATTCTGCGAGTGCTGTAAGCTGTTGAGCAGACGGTCTGTCCGATCTTTCAGTAAACTCGCGAATCTGCATTTATCTGCGAGCTCTACCTAGACTGTTTGCTGCTGGTGCTTCAACATCTACATCAACTTCAACGTCGTCGACATCAGTAGCAACTGCATCAATTGGATCAGCTGCCATTGGGTCAACTGGAGTAGCAACTTCTTCGGCTCCAGGCACAACAGGCTCTTGTCCTGTTAGTGTGCCTTGTGCAGTTTCCATGCCAACTTTGGAAGACTGGATTGCGTCAACTAGACTAGCAAGTGCTGCACTTGCAGCATTGTTGAAAGCCTGTGATTCGTTTGTGCCAACTGTGCTTGAGATACTTGCACTCAACGCAGGCAGATCTTTAAACTGCATAGCAGTTACGTCTTCTAGCATGTCCTGGATTCTATCGACCATGTCTTGTGCAGCAAGTACGACCTGAGCCTGCTGTACTTCATTTTCAGTTAGATATGAGCCATTCATTTTTAGTTTTATATTTTCATTGCGTAGCTTGTTAAGGATTGAACCGGCAACTCTTTCGCCTGCTGCTTTTGATCCATATTTCTTGGCAGCACTTTTAGCAATCTTGGAAAAGTTTTTACCTGGCTTGCCAATGTCTTTACCAGCGGCAGCTTTCTTTGCACTGTAGTCTGCTTTTTTCTCACCAAGTTTAATTTTGCCATCTTCAACATCTTTCTTGAACTGCATAGCAGTTGCTTGATCGTCAGTTGATCCGATTACATCACCATCAGCTTTGATCTGTGTTGCACCTGTTTGTGGTTCAAGTGTAATGTTTGCTTCACGCATTGCAAGTCTTGCTGTAAGGCCTCTTTCCATAACCAACAGTTTTACAAAACCAGGATCGCGTTCACTGGTATGTGTGCGATGCTCACTGATTAAACTGCGTACTTTTGTAAGCATGCTCTGTGCTGCTACTGGAGCCATTTTTGCAAAGTCAACACTGTTGCCAAAATAACTCTCTAAAACTTTCTGCGACTGTTCAGTCTGCGGTGATTCTAGGTCGAATAGTTTCATTATCAAATCCTTTTTGCTGCCAGTATTTAGCAACATTTATGCATTTATCAATTTGTTTTCTCAGTTGGTGGTGTTGGTCTTTTGCAAGATCCAATCTGTCAAGAGTAACTTCTCTTTGTATTTGTGTAATTTTCCTGCTGTTTATATAGTGCCTATAGTGCATCATTTCACTTTGCTTGCGGATTAAATCTGATTCAAGCAATATCAAGTTGTTTGCATCCAGCCTCTGCTGGTATTTGTCAAATATACACCAAGCAAGTGCAAGCCGACAACTGTTAAAGGTAACAGCGTAGTCATCAAGTTTGTAAATTTCGTATACTGAATCCTCACACTTGACTATTTCATAGTCAGCAAACGCCATAATACTATTGCCATCCCTAAAAATTGCATTAGGATTGGTATTTAAAATATCATCAGCAATTTGTTGTAATAGGCGTGAGGCTTTTTCTGTTACCCGACCACGTATGTTATTATCAACCATCCAACTACTCCTAAAAGAGATGCAATTATGCCAGTGCCCCAGCCGATAAGCTGGTCATTTCTGCGTTGTGCCATTTTTTCAACCATAACATGCACTTGGTTAATTAGCATTTCTAAATGGTCAACTTTGGAATCCAAAGTTTCAATGTTTTTGGCCATTGCTTTATATCGCTCAGCGCATAAGTCAACGTGCGCTTCTAAACTCTTTTTCTCAATTGGTGTGGTATCAGACATTTTTTCTCTACATAAGTTCGTTAATAATATTTACCTAAAGTTTAAAAATCTTCGCTAATATCTTGTATTAACTTGAAATAAATGTTAGCATTGTCACCAGTTGATAGCATATAGGGCATTAAAAATCCTTCTTGGTATGTTTCATCGAGTCCAACAATCATTGGCACACCATGCACATCTTGTTTTAGTAGACCTAGAGGATCGTTGCCGTCATCAAAAATACCTTCATGTTCAATACCAAATGTAAATTGCCAGGCATTAACACCGTCCTCGCCGATAAGACGCGGCTCAACAACGTTTATGGCTTGTGTTTTCAGTCCTATACACTGTAAAATAGTTTCCCAGTTACGCTGTTGGTTGCGACTTCTATCCCATTCCTCAACAGTGCCAATGGTTTTTCCTACTGCATTTACAATAGGCTGTTGTAACTTTCGATAACTTTTTGTCCCAGTTGGAGTGCAATCAAATAATGTAACTACGTCAATCAGTTGTTGCATGCTTCAATCTCCAATATACCATTAGCTGGTCTAACATCTCGCTTAGTGCTTGATCTGTTTCACTGGCAGCCACAATCTCACTGACATGCGCCGCAATACTGTGAGGCTCGGGTGCTTTGCGTACCAGCTCTCGTTGTGTGCTGTTTGCAAGTCTGCGGTAAACAGTTTTGCCGCCGTCTGGGCTTTCGTATATCCACTGTGTATGTGCCATACTATTACTTAGCCACAAAAAAACCCCAGTTGCAATAACTAGGGTTTTAATGAATTATTCAGTAACTAAAATTAGTTAGTGAATGTAGCTGTAGCAGTAGTTGATCCGCCTGTGGCTGTGTCAAGTGTTGCTGTTGTCCAAGCTTCTGTTGGGTAAACAGCAATAGCAACTGTGTCTGTGCCTGTATCAGTGAATTCCATGATAGCAATAGTAGCTTTAGTCTGGATTGAATCGATACATGCTTTAGCAACGTCACCGTCTGTGGCAACAGTAGCTAGTGCGATTGTGAAAAAGTCGAGCTTAGGACCAGCTGGGTTAACTGTAGCAGCTGATGTTGGAAGGTTGATTGCACCTGAAGTGTATGATGCTGTATCAAGGTGTAGGACTGGTTTAAAGTCACCGTGTGTTCTTGTAAATGAAGCCATTTTGATTTCTCCTTATTAATGGTGGAACATTGTTCCTACTTTTATTTAGCCCGTTTAAGAGAAATTGGACGTGCGCAACCGTTCGTAGTATTCGTTCTGAAAACCCTTTTCGCGCATTTGCAACATCAGTCTGTCAGTGATTGTGTTTCTATCCGAAGGTACAATACGATCCCAGTTACTGGCTTGTCTGCGCAGTTGCACCAGTGGAGCAGGCAAATAGTCTTGCATTTCGCGCTGTAGCATCAACATCATGTAACTGTAATCACTGTTGTTCAATTCACCTTTGGCAATGGCTCTGAGATTACGCTTGAGGCGTAGCTCAGGCATGGTTATCTTTACATTTTGTTCAATGCGTTTGTCAAACTGTGACGGCTTTAGCAGTATGCAAAGCACATTGTATAGGTCTGGTTGGCTGGTACGGAAGCCATCAAAGTTTTGCAGTTTCATGATTTGACCTGCTTGACGTGCAGCATAAACAGGATCACTCTGTGCTAGTATTTGCAGTGCAAGCAACTGTTCAAATGCATATTCGCCAACCTTGCTCATTTTCAAACCGTTTAGCTGCTTGATCTGCTTCCACATACGGCTTTCGTCGAGCTCTTGGAATATGCTTTGCTCTACTACTTCCGCTGGAGTTTCTCGAACTTCCTCAACTACAACTGGTGCTTCAGTGATGGCTTGATCACCGTACTGTTCTTTGTAGAATTGAAACAGTGCTTTGTTATCCATCTTGGCAAATGTTCTTGCTACTTGCATTGCATAATAGCGTGGACTGTGTTTCAGTTTATCACCTTGTGCTACTAACATCCTGTGCAGTCTTGCGGCTGCTTGTTTGTAACTGCCGCCGTACACTTTAGGCATCATGTAGCGTTTGGCAATTGCAAAAGGTGAATCTTCTATAGCAAAAACCTGATTGCTAGTTTTAAAATCATCTTTGCGCATCACTGTTTTGGCAATTAGATCTAGTTCTTGATTATCGTCATCCCATACAAGTGCAAACGGCACATTGATATTGGTAACTGTGTCGCGCATCACTGCTTCACTGTCTGGACCAAGTTGTGCAATAGGTTTGGCCCAACGCTTGTATTCTTGTTTGAATAAACGTGTAAGTTCAGCAGGCATAATCTCACGATCGTTGCGCTCGTCATTGGCTCTATCCAAGAAGTGGCGTGTGAACTCTACGTCAATGCCAACTTTGCCAAACATTCTGTCTGCAAATGTTTCCAGTTGTTTGATGTCTACTGGAGTAACAGCCATTATGCGCCTCCTGGATTGTTTTGTGCAAAGTTAGCCTGTGAGAATCGCATTCTATCCACAAACTTCATGCCTGCGCCCACATACCCTTCGTGTCCAGGTTCGTCACCGATTGCAGCTTTTACGTCTTGATCCTGTGCATCCAGTTGACGCACCAAATCATTTTTAAGTTGACTGATGTTTATAAAACTGCTAAACAGTGCTGCAACACCACCTTTGTTTTCGTTCATCCATTCAATGATACGCGGGGCTTTGGTTTTTTCTTTGGCAGTTATCCAAGGACCAAAGTCCTTGACCATGTTGTTGTAGTTGCCTGCTCGTACTTTGCTGTTGATATACTGCTTTAGCAGTGCAGGAGTGTTGGTTATTTTTCTTGCTCTTAGATCGCCAGGGTTGAACAATGCGTCAATTTCTGGAGCGTAATTGGCATAGATATCTTGTATTTGCTTGACCAAATCATTGTTAAGTGCTATTGCACTGCCAGTGTC